TAATGCATAAAGGGTATCAAGATTGGATTACACCATTCCCAATCGACTCTCATAATGCTGCATACACAATGTTACAGATGAACTTTCATCCAGACGTAATCTATGTTGATGCTGGTCATGAATACTATTCAGTGAAACATGATTTATTTCTTTATGGTGAAGTTCTTCGTCAAGGCGGTCGTTTGATTGGTGATGATTTCTTCCACATGCCAGTTAAGCAAGCAGCATTTGATACATTCGGTATTGAGCGTGTTATTCCTTACGGTGAGGATAAATTTGTATGGATCAAGTAAGAAACCCCTGCATCGCTTCTATCTTTATGAACAATGTTCAGCCAAAAATGGTTGAACTCCAGAAGCAAGTTGTCGCAAAATTTAATAAATCTAACATTCCTCACTATCAAGTTTTAACTGAAGTGAATCCTGGATTTACCATGGATAAACTTGTTGATATGCTTGAGAAGCGTGGGCATGATGCAATCATGTTCTTGGATATTGATGCATTGCCTCTAACTAACAATGCGTTAGATTATTTCTTCGAGCAAGTCTATGCAGGTAAGGTTATTGGTTCTGCACAACGCAGCAATCATATTCAAAACAATCAGCATGTATTTGCGGCACCACACAATGTGACATTTACAGTTGAACTTTACCGTAAACTTGGCAATCCTTCGTTCTCACCAAATTATCGTGGTGACGTTGCAGAAGAATTGACTTTTAAGGCAGAAGAGAGTAATATTCCTGTAGAGATTCTAATGCCATTACGTTATGATGCCCCACCAATTCGTATGGATTGGGAACCAAAAGATGCACCACCGTATTGGGATCTTGCTGACGGCATGCCGAAGTATGGTATTGGTACGACATTTGGTACAGAAGGAAATGAAATGTTCTGGCATATGTATCAAAGTTTTCATCCAGGACAAAGTGAACGTTTTATCAAGAAATGTGAGGAATTGTTAAATGGCTAATCGTAGTGACTTTTTTAACGCTAAACTTCCACGACAATACAAGAGACTTCTTGCAATGTCTGAAGCATATGGTTGGATTAACGATTCACATGAGCGTGGTGATTTTAAACGATCGATGATTGCTGCTCATGCAAACCATGTGGCTTCGAAGATCAAGCGTCAGTCTATGGATAATGCTAACAGCAGTGAAGAATAATGCATTCTTTATCAGAACTTCGTGACTTGCTAGTATCTAAACAGATACAGATACTAGATTATAATGGTTGGCAACTTAGAGTCGGTGATGACACGTGGGTTATGATACACGATGTTCTTTATTTAAATGGTGAAAAACAAAATCATAAGCAAAAAGGTTTATTTGACAAATACAAGAAGGTGAACACAAATGACAATCAAAGCACTCAAACTCGTAACTGGCGAGGAATTAGTAGTAGAAATTACAGAGGAAACGGAAACATCAGTGACGTTTAAGAATCCTGTCGCTGTAGTCTTGCAGCGTCGACAGGATGGTCCTGCTCTTGGTTTCATGCCATGGATGCAAGCAAGCAATGGTCCGTTTAAGATGGCATTTGAGAATGTCATTACTATTGCTGATGTTGCGGATGAAGTGAAAAACGGTTATAATCAAATCTTCGGTGCAGGAATTGTGGTTCCACCAAAAGATCTGATTGTGGGGTAATGTTTGAGCGATTTCTATACTAATATCTGCGTCTCGGGAAAGTTTATTCTTTTCCGAGGCGTAGAGAATGATAAGCGTGTTCGTCGAAAGATAGAGTATAATCCAACCTTCTATCTCCAGAGCCAAGAACAATCTGAGTTCACCACACTGGCTGGTGAATATGTCAAGCCAATCCAGCCAGGAACAATTTCTGATTGTCGTGAATTTCTTGAGAGGTACGAAAGTGTCGATAATTTCCCTATTTTTGGTAATAATCGTTATGAGTATGCTTTTATTGCCGATCATTATCCTGATGATATTCTTTGGGATATTAACAAAGTTACTATCGCTTATCTCGACATCGAAGTTGGATCCGAAAATGGATTCCCTGAGCCAAGAGATGCCAACGAATCAATCACCGCCATCACTATTAAACTCAAGGGTAATTATTTTGTGTTTGGTTGTGGCGATTATATCAAGCATCGTGACGACGTGCACTACGCAAAGTGTCGAGATGAACACGACCTCATACGAAGATTTATCGACTTCTGGACAAGATTCCACCCTGATGTTATAAGTGGTTGGAATATCAAGACATTCGATATTCCGTATCTTGTAAATCGTATCACTAAACTTCTTGGCGAAGATGAAGCCAAGAAACTCTCGCCGTGGAATCGATTATCACTGCGCGAAGCAATGATTATGAATCGCGAGCATCAAGTCTATGAGATGCTCGGGATTGCTACACTTGACTACATTGAACTGTATCGCAAGTTTACTTATTCGCAGCAAGAATCGTATCGCCTTGATAACATTGCTCACGTTGAGTTGGGTGAAAAGAAATTAGATTACTCTGAGTTCGAAACTCTACACCAACTTTATAAACAAGACTACCAAAAGTTCATTGAGTATAACATCAAGGACGTAGAACTTGTTGAGAAACTCGAAGACAAGATGAAGTTGATTGAATTGGCGTTGACTCTTGCATATGATAACAAGGTCAACTACGACGATGTCTTCACTCAAGTGCGCATGTGGGATGCGATTGTTTACAATTATCTACTCAAGAAGAAGATTGTAATCCCTCAGATGAAGCGTGGATCAAAGAATTCACAATACGAAGGCGCGTATGTAAAAGATCCCATTTGCGGTATGCACGAATGGGTTGCGTCGTTTGACTTGAACAGTCTATATCCGCACTTGATCATGCAGTATAACATCTCCATGGAAACTCTTGTCGATCCGAAGAAGTACAATGATAACATGCGTGGATTTATTAGCAATAATAATATCAACGTTGAAGCACTGTTGGCTCAACAAATTGAAACTAGTGTTCTAAAAGATCTTGACGTAACCATGACTCCAAATGGTCAATTGTTCAGCATCAAGAAACAGGGTGTGATGCCTGAGATTATGGATAACATGTACAAGGACCGCACACGATATAAGAAGTTGGCACTGGAAGCCAAAAAGAAAATCGAAACTGTTCTTGACGATAAAAACCAGGTTCAGTATCTTGAGAAGCAAGTCGCGCGATATAATAACCTACAGTTGGCTAAAAAGGTTACACTAAACTCCGCTTACGGTGCGCTGGGTAATCAATACTTCCGCTTCTTCGATATTCGTATCGCTGAAGGAATCACGACAGCAGGTCAGTTGTCTATTCGTTGGATTGAAAACAAAATCAACGAGTACATGAACAAATTGCTCAAAACTGACGGTGAAGATTATGTCATCGCGTCTGATACTGATTCAATTTATCTGAACATGGGTCCACTGATCAAGAAACTTTATCCTGATACTTCTGACACCAAGAAAGTGATCAAGTTCATGAATAAGGTTTGCGATGATAAGATTCAGCCATTCATTGATGATTCATACGAAGAACTCAAGCAATATGTAAATGCATTCCAGCAGCGCATGGAGATGAAGCGTGAGTCTTTGGCTGACAAAGCAATCTGGACTGCGAAGAAACGATATATCCTCAACGTGCATGATAGCGAAGGTGTGGCATACGCCAAACCTAAACTCAAGATTATGGGTCTTGAGGCAGTCAAGTCTTCAACGCCATCTGCTTGTCGTACGAAGATTAAGGAAGCAATCACGATTATCATGACGCAGACTCAAGATGATCTTCATAAGTTTATCGAAACGTTTCGTGAAGACTTCAAGAAGTTGCCGATTGAAGATATTGCATTCCCGAGATCTGTGAATGGTCTTAGTGAGTATGCTGATGCCGCAAATATCTTCAAGAAGGGAACGCCGATTCATGTGAAGGGTGCGCTGGTTTACAATCACTTCCTGCGCACTCTGAAACTGAACAAGCGTTACCAAGAGATTCAGGAAGGCGAGAAGATCAAGTTCATCTATCTCAAACAACCAAATATCTTCAATAACAATACTCTTGCATTTATCTCTGGTTTGCCAAAGCAGTTGGGTGCAGATCAATACATAGATTATGATTTACAGTTTGAGAAATCATTCCTTGAACCACTGGATATTATCTTGTCCTCTATTGATTGGAGAACAGAAAAAGTAAACTCTATTGATGAATTCTTCTCATGATAAGCGTTATAATGCCAACTCTTTGGAGAGGCGAACACTATAAAAAGATGTTGTCAATATTTAATGATCACCCACTAATTGGTGAAATCATTATTATTGACAATAATCCAGCAAATGCAGATCGATCTATCTTTGAACTCATTAAGATTCGTCATTATGCGCAGGTGCAAAACA